GCCGAATTCCCACCCGGTGAAAACGAGCGGGATGTTGAGTATCTCCGAGATGCTCACTTTCGGCCCCTCCAAAAGGCTCGTGTGCTTGGCGATGGAGGCAAGGACCGGGATGTCTTCGCCGTCAGTCACGGAACAGCTCCGACCAGTTGCGGGCGTTCGCGCCGAGGTTGCTGGAGACGCGGTAGAGAGCGTCTTTCGCCTGGGCGATGACTTCCGCCGAGACCTCGTTCTGTTTCGCCCATTCAAGCATATATGCGTCGTTGAAATACGCCGGGAGAACGGAGCGGTCCTTGTTCTTGGATGCAAGCACATAGTCGATGGTGTCCCAAAATTCTTTCTTGATGGCGGTCCATCGTGCGATACCATCCGGAGGTTCGGTCTGTCCGGGCTTGCGGAACGTGTCCTTGACGGCGAGGATGTGCGCGGTTTTGAGGTGGTCGTATTCGAGGTCTGCCTGCACTTCCGGGGAGCCATAGAAGTATTGGCGGATGGGCTTGTAATACTGCGTGAGGATGGCGGCGTAGTCGTCGATGTCGCCGCCGGAGAACTTGGTGCGGACCTCGAAATAGCGGTACACGGTCTTGTCCTCGTCGGTTTCCCAATCGTGGCGGGTTTCCTGCGTGACGAGCACGGGGATAACAATTTCCGGCAGTTCTACGCGAACTTCGGGGAGTTCGTTCGATTCGGTGCGTTCGAGGTGTCCGAACTGGAGGCCGTCAGGTAGATTTTGGATGATCGTTACCATTTGTTGTAAGCTCCTTGAATTTGGCGTTGAGTTCCTTGATGTGCGAAACGTTTAATGTCTTTTTCCAGAGCCTCGGCCCCGTCATGGTCGGCTTGAACCATCCCCATTGTGAAGCGAGGGAGCGTAGACCGTGAGCCGTCGGATGATTCGAGAATCGCCGGGCATTCTTCCGGAAATTCCGCTCGATGCTCCGTCTCACGATTACGGTGTTTCTCCGTACAACATAGCCCCCGATGTCAATACCGAAACGTTCGATAGGGTATATCTGTTCGTTCGGCTTGATTGTCAGGCCGAGATCGGAGAAACGTTTGTGCAGTTCGTCTTTCAGGTCGCGGAGTTTGTTCTTTTCTGTCCCCACGATTACGATGTCGTCGCAGTATCGGCAATAGATGAATCCCTGGGACTTGACGTAGTGATCGATGGGCGAGAGGTAGAAGTTGGCGAGAATTGGCGAGGTGAACGTCCCGATAGGAATTCCAACTCCGTCCGGGATAAACGTGTCGGTCGGAATTCCGACATCTCCCGGCAGTAAATCAATGATGCAGAGAATGAGATCGATTGCCTGTTTGTCCTTGAGCTTGTGCAGGACGGCGCGTTTGAGCTTGTCATGCGGGATGGAATAGTAGAATTTCTTGACATCGAGCTTGTAGCAGAAGATCGGAACGTCGGGCGGTATTTCCGCGAGCTGTCGGCGGAGACGGCGGACGGCCCTGTGGATGCCGCGCCCAGGTATTCCCGCGTATGTTTCGTCAATGAGCGATTCGTTCAGCTTCAAGCCGAGCGTCATTCCGATAGCCCGGAGGACAACGATGTCGGGCCAGTAGGTGGAATAGTCGATGACGCGGAGTTTCTTTCCCTCACGGCGGTACATGCGTTTGAGCGGGTGCATCCGCCATGTGCCGTTCACAAGGCTTTCATGCAGGGCGGCGAGGTTTTTCTCTAAATCCGCCTCAAACTCCGCCATCGACCGGAGCCGTTTTTTGCCTTTCGCTTTTTTCGCCTCGATATGAGCTCGTCTCAATGTTTCGATGGCGACCATCTCGAAAAAGATATGGCCGATTCGCTTCATAAGGTGCGTGGTTATCCACGGTCTTTCGCTTATGCTACTAAACCTCGCTGGATGGATGATTCACCTGGTGTCCGGTGTTGAGATATGGAGATGCAGAAAGGCGATTTGACGTAGAGAGGCGGCCCCCAATGTTCGTGTTCGAGTTCCCGACCCCGTTGTTGACGTTCACGTAGAAGAGCCCGGCGTTCGCGCCATTGTTCGCGTTCCCGCCACGGAACAGCGCACGAGCACGAGAGGAGGCCGCATTCACCATATCCCAATTTGGTTTGTTGTTTGATGTTGTTTTTGAAAAGTCTGCCCCTCGCAAAAGTTCGGGGCAGACCCGATTTTCCGTTTTCGGACGCGGTTGTCCGTTCACCGTGTCCCGTTTTCGTTTCCGTTTGCGTTGTTCACGCAGAGAGGCGGCCCCCAATGCCCGGGTTCGAGTACCCGACCCCGAGGTAGACGTACACGTAGAAGAGCCCGGCGGTCGCGCCATAGTGCGCGTTCCCGCCACGGAACAGCGCACGAGCACCACCATTCGCGTCGTTGTACAGGTAATCGCAGAGGCCCGATGTTGCAGAGCCGCCGGAGGCGTTGAGCGGATACATGGTCCGCTCGTCCCACTTCGAGGGGTTGCCTTGCGCCTTGGGCCAGTTGTGCGTGACCCAGGCGACGGAGCCGGGCGTGTAGCCTGCGGGCGGGAACGGGGAATGGTCCGGACCTGGGGCGAGCGTATTTTGAGAATCCGCGAGCTGGGAATAACAGTCCGTATCGGTCGTCATCCAGTAGCCGCTTTGGCTGTAGTCATCATCGAATGCGGAGACGGTGTGGCCCGTGCTCGTTTCGAGCGCGGTGTCGCTGTAGGTGGCCGCATTCACGGCAGGATGCGCGACGGCGGTATAGATCACCGTGCCGCCCTCGGATTTCCAGGCAAACGCGGTCTTGGTGTCGCTGTCGCTCGGATAGTCCCCGGCCTCATAGCGGAAGTATTTCACGCTGTTCACGGTGATGTCGGCCTCCGTGCCGTCCTGGTGCTTCTGCGTCCCGGAGGTATTCTGCCAAATGGAGCCCCAGGGATTCTCAATCATGTACTTGCAGGCGACTTGCTTCTGATCGGCGGTGGCCGAGGTGTTCCAGTCGCCCTCCAGGTCCGCATCCGCGCCTGTCGGGTCGGCGAGAACGCCGCCCTCATACGGGATGTCGTCGGCGCGGCCAGTCTTGCGGACCCACGAGGCTTTCCACGAGCCCGACATGAAAGCGTGACCCGTCGCCATGCCCTGTGTGTGGCAGGTCAGGTGTTCGGTGATGAACAGGTGGCCGAGCCACTGATACATGAGATCGTTGGCGACGGAGCCGCCGTTGTTGCCCGCGTAGGTGAGGTAGTTGGCGAGCGAGGTGGAGACGGTGGGCTGTACGCCGGAGATCGAACGGAGCTTGTTGTTGCTGTCCTTGTAGGCGGCATACATGCCGAGGTACTGCTTGCGGAGCGTCGCGCCGCCGGGCGAGATGTAGAAACCGGACCACGGGGCGGAGTTCAGGAACTTCTCCGTCGCCATGAGGAACACGAAATGCTTGTGCGAGTTCGCATCCGTGTAGCTGTCGATGCGGTAGTAGGAAACGGGGAACTCGACCATCACGTCCCCGTCTTCGCCAGTCAGGTCGGACGCGCCGCCCTGGGCCTTTTTGTGGAGGTTGGACGGGTTGAGGTAATAGTTGACGTGGCGGGTCGAGAGATCGTCCATCACGCAGGGGCGGACGGCGTGGCACGGCATCTGTGCGAAATTGTCGACGTAGGTGTACGTCTTGCCGTCGGAGTTCAGGACGACGGCCTTGTATTTGTTGCTCCCGGATGTGACATCGGTGTCGTGGTCGTAGCCGTAGACATAGACGGACGTGTTTCCGCCATTTCTGTCTTTCTCGCGGACTTTGTGAAGATATTTGTCATACTTCGGCATGATAGGCCTCCTTTAGCTCACGGTGAGGGTGATGGTGATGACCTTTTCCTTGGCGAGCGGCGCGAGGATGGCGACCTCGGCAGTGTAGGTCCCGGCGGTCGAGACCGTGCCGGAGAGAACGCCCGCGCTGGAGAGTTCCACGCCAGTGATGCCGGAGCCCTGGCGGAACGCGAAAACGGTATCCTCGCCGACTTCGCCGTAGAAGAGGGAGGCGGCGACAGTCGCGCCGGAGATGGCCGCGCCTGCGGTCGCGCTGAAAGACTGGTCGGATGCGATAACCTCCTGCCGGGGCACGTCGAACGTGCCGTTGTTCACGGGGAACCATTCAATGGATTCGCTCGTCCGGAGGGTCCAGTCTCCATAGGCGACCTCGCGCTGAATCGAGACGCGCCCGCCTGCGGTCTGTTTCAGGGTGCGCTGGAACGCGCACGGCGTTTCATTGAAATAGCGTTCGTAGGTCGCGCCGTCCGCGTCGTCGTCCTCCGGGCCGTCGACTTGGAAAACGTCCACGGGCTTCACGCGGAAATTGTCGGATTCGCCGCGAATCTGCCCCCAGCAGTCAATCGTGATTGTTTCGGACATGATGTTTCTCCTTTAGTATGTTTGAGCGGTGATGTTGTATCGGGTGGTGATGTTTGCGAGAGCATAGATCGTGCTCGACGGGTTCGAGACGAGCCGCCAATACCCGGCAATCGGGCCGGGGTTCGACGCGACCCGAATCCAGGGACATGCGAACGTCGCGGACGGCAAACCGACGGTCGGGACGCTGTACAGGACCCATGCTTTCAGGCTTTCGGAGTATTCGATGAAAGCCCCCTCGTCATTGTCGCGGAAATAGACGTTGCGACGCAGGCCAGCCCGGAACCAGTAAGCCTCATGCAGGACATAATGTCCGGCGAGTTTCGTGTAGGTCGTGCTCGTCGTGTTGTTGATTTCGATGTCGATAAAAGGTTTGAGCGCGTTGTTGTCGGACAGGAACATCGCCCGCGCCGCGTCGAGCGTCAGGAACTGCGCCGCCTGTTCCGGCTCCTCGATTTCGCCGCCGCCCGTGATACGGTTTCGGACGGTGAATCCCTGAATCTGCAACACAAAGACAAAGGCCCCGGTCGAATCATAGCCGACGAGCTCGCCGATGAGGCCGGACTTCGAGGCCGCCGTGCCGAGCCATTCGTTCAGCGCGACGGAATTCATCTGCGGGATTGGAATGGTAAAGACGGTCGGGATGTAGTTTCCGCTTTCGTCCTGCTCGCCGTCATACGTTGCGCCCGTCCAGGTGATGTTCGCGCTGTCTGCGACGATTTTGTAGTCGGTGGCGGAGTTGAAATCGTCATCGAACACGAACGACCACGCCGTAATCCAGGAAAGCGCGGAGGGCGGGAGCGGGAGAAGATCGTCCGCCTGGGCGAACAGGGTGAGCGTAATACTTGTCGAAATCCCGATGACAAGCATCGGCGGGGCGACAGTTTGCGCGTTCGCCGAATCGCGGACCGTGGCGACCGTGCTGTTCGCGGTGGCGTAAATTTCAAGATTCTGCATGGGTGTCTCCTTGGTTGTCCGGATATGCCGGGGATGTCAATATGTCAGGACGCGAATTTCATGTCAAAGAGTTAAATTCAAAAACTGAATCGTAGTCATAAATGATCTTGACATTTTGCATTTGCCATCCTGCAATAATATCTTCTCCATTCGCGCATGTTTCACCTGCGAAATTCGCGTTTCCATGTCCCCACGAGGCGAATACAGCGTCGGTATAACTGCCACTGCTGATAACATTTTCAAGTTGAAGAACATTCGCTCCGCTTACTATCGTTTTCGTTCCGACAGTATTCAGCGGATGAAATTTAGAAGATGTCCCACCCCATCCACTCGGAGCAACAGCATCAAAGCGCAATTCGCCGTTTTGCGGCATCATAATCCCGCTGTAAGTACAAGACAAGCATGTCGTTTCAAACGCGGAATAAACATGGTAATCTCCATCATAACTATCACGCCAATATTTTACTATCGCGGCTCGATATGGGGTCCAATGATAATCATCTAATCCTCTACTCCATGTATTCGATTGTAATGTGTCATAGGATGATTGCACGGTCGCCGCCGCATAACCGCCGCTACTGTTGCCAAACTTTTCAATCCACAAACGACCTGAATATGTAGTCGTAAAATGCAAAAATTCAAGCATTTTCTGCCGTTGCTTTGCCCATTCAACATCAAGGCAATTTTCAAATCTCGATGCAGAAATCAAGGCGGAGCCGGTCGCCATCTGCGCGAGGCTGGTAATGGAGCTGATGGGGACCCCATTGGAATCGCAGTATTGCATATTGCCATAACGCAAAATCTCGTCTATCTGATAATCCATTTCATAGGCAAAAATTCCAACATTTCTACTATTCGTATAAACTCGTGCCGCCCGCTTGAACGGATAATCAATATACGCCTGCCCCTCCAGCATTCGATTCATTGCGCTCGTGTAATAAGCAGAACTGGAGTTGATTGCGGAAGAATATGCACCGGACACCACCGGAAAACGGCGTTCGACCAATGCGGAAACAAGCCCACGCATCACACGAAGCGGTTGACAGAATGTCGGGTCTTTCAAGCTGTAAGTATCCCATCCCATT